AGATTTAGTACATGGAAGAAAATATGAAAGTTAGAATGATTAGTTATAGCAAACCCTCTCGTGAGATGTACGATGAAGGTTTGACAGATGTGCAAGAACTTATTGCTTTTTGCGCACGTGTATCCAACCCGAGCAACCAATACAATATGGGAACCTCGGAAAAACTTATCAATTATTTGATCAAACACCAACACTGGTCACCATTAGAAATGGTATCGGCATGTCTGGAGATCGAAACTACACGTGACATCGCAAGGCAGATTCTTCGCCACCGCTCTTTTTCTTTCCAAGAATTTTCACAACGATACGCAGATCCTACCAAGGATCTATCATTCGTTACTCGTGAAGCTCGACTCCAAGATACCAAGAACCGTCAGAATAGTATTCAATTGAATATGACTTCAGAAGATGATCGGTTTCTAGTTGCAGAATGGGAACGTCGTCAACAAGAAGTGATTTCATTGGCTACTGAGAATTACAAATGGGCAGTAGGTGCAGGCATCGCAAAAGAACAAGCACGTGCTGTTCTGCCAGAAGGTTTGACAACTAGCCGTATGTACATGAATGGTACAATTCGTAGCTGGATCCATTTTATTAGCGTGCGCTCTGATGTGAGCACGCAACTCGAACACCGAGACATTGCGTTGGAATGCGCAAAAATTATCGCCGAGATTTTCCCAATGGCGGAAAATCTCACACCAAAACAATAACAAAAAGGTATTACATGGACATTGTACATGGGATCAAAGTAGACTACACTAGAGATAGTCTGTTCGATGAATTAGGTAAGATTAGATTAAAAGAAAGTTACATGAGAGATGGAGAAGTATCTCCTCAAGAACGTTTTGCGTTTGTTAGTTCTACCTTTGGTAGTAATCCTGAGCATGCTCAGCGCCTGTACGAATATTCAAGCAAGCACTGGTTGTCGTATTCAACGCCAATTTTATCTTTCGGACGTTCCAAGCGTGGTCTGCCAATTTCCTGTTTCTTAAACTACATTGAAGACACAGCTGAAGGATTGGTAGAGAACTTTAGCGAAACAAGCTGGTTGTCTATGATGGGCGGTGGCGTTGGTATCGGGTTTGGTATTCGCTCAGCTTCTGATAAGTCTACTGGCGTTATGCCTCACTTGAAGACATACGATGCTTCTTCATTGGCTTACAAGCAAGGCAGCACTCGTCGTGGTTCTTATGCTGCTTATCTGAATATTGACCATCCAGATATTATCTCCTTCTTGGAAATGCGCAAGCCAACTGGCGATCAGAACATGCGCTGTTTGAACCTTCACCACGGTATTAACATTCCAGATCGTTTTATGGAAATCATCGAACGTGCTATGTTAGATGATCATACTGACGATGGTTGGGACTTGGTTGACCCAGCATCAAATGAAGTTCGTGAGCGAGTGTCTGCCAAAGAACTATGGCAACGTATCCTTGAGATGCGCATGCAGACTGGTGAACCATACATTCACTTTATTGATGAGTCTAACCGTAAGCTACCACAGTGGCTAAAGAACAAGGGTCTTAAGGTTCATCAGTCTAATCTCTGCTCTGAGATTATTCTGCCAACAAACGAAGAACGTACTGCTGTTTGTTGTTTGTCTTCTTTGAACGTTGAGTACTATGATGATTGGAAACACGATAGTTTATTCCTTGCTGATATTGCAGAAATGCTTGATAATGTTCTTCAGTATTTTATTGATAATGCGCCTGACACAATTGTCAGAGCGAAGTATTCCGCAATGCGTGAACGATCAATCGGTATCGGTGCGTTGGGTTGGCATGCCTTCTTGCAGAAAAATAACCTCCCATGGGAATCAAGTATCGCAGTAGGAAAGAATAAACAGATCTTCAAATATGTGAGAGAAAAATTAGATGAAGCTAATCAATCGTTGGGAAAACTCAGGGGTGAGGCTCCTGATGCAAGTGGTACTGGTAATCGCTTTAGTCACCTTATGGCTATTGCTCCCAATGCTTCTTCTTCCATTCTCATGGGGAATACTTCTCCTAGCATTGAACCTTATCGTGCCAACGCTTATCGTCAAGATACTCTTAGCGGTTCGCACTTAAATAAGAATCGTTACTTAGATGTACGCATCCAAAAAGAAGCAGTCAATCATAAAGAGGGTTGGGCAGATGAAGTATGGTCGAGCATCATTGCGAATGATGGTTCAGTTCAGCACCTCGATTGGATGGACGACTGGACAAAAGATGTTTTCAAAACTTCTATGGAAATCGACCAGCGTTGGGTCGTCCAGCATGCCGCAGACAGGCAAGTATTTATAGATCAAGCCCAGTCTTTGAACGTGTTCTTCCGACCAGATAGCCACATCAAGTATATCCATGCGGTTCATTTCCAAGCATGGAAACAAGGTTTGAAGACTATGTACTACTGCCGTTCTGATAAAATCGCTAAGGCTGATAAAGTCTCTAAGCGTATCGAACGTGAAGTTATTAAAGAGATTGACCTTCACGCTTTGACTGAAGGTAATGAATGTCTGGCATGTGAAGGTTAATATGTTAAGTGAACCAATTGAAGTTGATTCATTTTTATCCGATGACGAGTTTGAACTCGTCTGGAAATACTTTGAAACCCAGAACTGGGAATTCAAGGGAGGTGAACATGGAATCAACTATCCAGTTAGAACTTTTTGGTATAAGGAACTGGAACATATCCCAGAAATAGTATCAATTTTTAAATCAAAGATTGAAGGAATTCTGGGGGTTTCAGTTGTAACTAATAGATGTTATGGTAATGGCCAAGCTCATAGCCAGACAGCATTTGTTCATACTGACCCAGCAGAGGAAACTGGAATCTGGGGTAGTTGTGTGTTTTATCTTCACAGAAAATGGATGCCGCACTTTGGTGGGCATCTTATCTTTGTTGATAATTCTGATCAGAACAACCCTAGAGTTTCTAAGTCAATTTTCCCGCATACTAACTCTGCTGTCATCTTTAACTCAAAACAATTACATTGTGCTCTAGAGCCAACTGTCTATTGTCGTGATCAAAGAATAAGTATAGCATACAAGTTTAAGGTTGACTGATGGACGCATACGACCTATCTGCTAAAATGAAGAAGTTGTGGGGTGAAGAATATCTCCACTGGCAAGATTCTGCTGAAACAAATAAAGAAAAGATAATCATCCCTGTCTATGTTTATACAGACAAGGGTGCCATTAAAGTTAAATCTATCGGTGTGGATCCCACACTCGGTATCATGTTGGAGTTAGAAGATGGTAAAGAAGAATAATATTAAATTGATGGATGAACGCACACACTTTAAACCGTTCAACTATCCATGGGCTTATGATGCTTGGCTAAAGCACGAACAAGCTCATTGGTTACACACTGAAGTTCCAATGATGGAAGACGTAAAAGACTGGAAGAAGAAACTAACAAATGAAGAAAAGCAATTCCTTACTAACATTTTTAGATTCTTTACTCAGGGTGATATTGACGTTGCTGGTGGTTACGTTAATAATTACCTTCCCCATTTTCCTCAGCCTGAAATTAGGATGATGCTTCTGGGGTTTGCTGCTCGTGAAAGTTTACACGTTGCTGCTTACTCGCACTTGATTGAAACTTTGGGTCTGCCTGAAGTGACATACAGCCAATTCTTGGAATACCAAGAGATGAAAGACAAGCATGACTATGTTACTGAGTTGTCTTCTCGTAATGGAACATTGGCATCCACTGCAGAACACATCGCTGTGTTCTCTGCGTTCACTGAAGGTATGCAGTTGTTCTCATCATTCATTATGTTGTTGAACTTTCCTCGTCATGGTTTGATGAAGGGTATGGGGCAGATCGTTACTTGGTCTATCGTTGATGAAACGATGCATGCTGAAAATATGATTCGTCTATTCAAAGAGTTTATTAAAGAAAATCCAGAAATCTGGAACGATGAACTCAAAGGAAAGATATATACTATCGCAGAGAAGATGGTTGAACTTGAAGACAAGTTTATCGATCTATCTTTCGCAGGTGCTGACATGAGAGATCTATCAGCAGCTGATGTTAAGCAATACATTCGTTATATCGCAGACCGTCGCCTAATCTCATTAGGAATGAAGGGTATTTTTAAAGTCAAAAAGAATCCACTACCATGGGTAGAAGAAATGATCAATGCACCAGTGCATGGTAACTTCTTCGAAAACCGTGTTACTGACTATGCAAAAGGCGCTCTTGGAGGTACGTGGGACGATGTATGGGGAAAAGCAAAATGATCACAAAGCACTATGAATGTAACTCTTGCGGAGCAGAAGGTAAAATCACTGTAAAGGGTGACGAGCATAATCTATCCGATATTGTCTACTGTCCAGTTTGTTCAGCAGACATTTATGAGGAAGAAGAGTTTGACGAAGAATAACTTCTTCGAAATATATGAACTGCACGATCTCTCATACCGAAGAGATATCATTAACCTGATAAATCAAAAGTATGAGCCTGTTGAAAACATGCAGTTCAATTTATTTAAAGAAGATATACCATTCACAAAATGGGTGTCTTCTTGTTGTGACGACTACTATGATAAACGTAACATAGAAGCTGAATGTTATGTTGATAGAGGTTGGTGTGTAACGCAACATGGTGGAGAAGTTAGTCCTGCTAACTATATGCATTCTCATGCAAATCATCCACTAGTGGCAGTGTTCTATCTTAATACGATAGAAGAGCACCCACCAATACATGTGTGTGATCAAGTAGATGGTAGATTTCTTGTTAGTAAACAAGAAGTTATTCCAGATTCTGATGTTGTGACTCTTAGATTTAAGACTGTTAAAATTCCAGCCCTTGTTAATACGTTGGTCTTATTTCCAGGTTATTGTTTACACGGTGTTGGAGCCAATACAACCAATGTACCAAGAGTTTCTATTCCTATGAATATCGGTATTCGGTAGTATAAATAGTCCATTATGTGGACTTATCAAAATATCACCGTTGAAGAACTGCCAGAAGGCTGCGTTGGCTTTGTTTATTTAATTACGAACAAAGCCAACAGTCGTATGTACGTGGGCAAGAAGTTAGCCCAATTCTCTAAGACGACCTACAAAATGGTCACTCAGAAGAATGGTGTTAAGAAAAGAAAGAAAATCAAGTCGAAGATTGACTCCGACTGGATGGATTACTATGGATCAAGCGTTGAACTAAGTAAAGATGTAGAATCTCTGGGGAAAGATAACTTCACTCGTGAGATTCTTTTTTATTGTAAGTCTAAAGCAGAGTGCTCATACATAGAAGCACGAGAACAATTTTCCAGAAGGGTTCTGGAAAATGATGATTTTTATAATGGCCAGATCTCGGTGAGAGTGCACGGCTCTCATATCAAGGGTAAACTATGACATATCTACTATTTGCTATCGCATTGTCTCTGTCGACTGTGGCAGAATGGTACGCCATCGTCGGTTTAATGGCGATCTTTGCCTCAGCCCCAATTCCTATCGCTATCATGGGTGGTCTGCTTGGTGCTGCTAAACTTGTAATTGCATCTTGGTTATACCGCAACTGGAAACAAATTCCATTGTTGATGAAAACCTACTTCACGATCTCCTTACTAATCCTAATGTTCCTTACTTCTATGGGAATTTTCGGATTCTTATCCAAGGCTCACTTGGATCAAGCTGTACCATCGGGCGATGTAGTTGCTAAATTAAATATTGTTGATGAGAAGATTAGAACTGAGAAGGATAACATTGATGCAAACCGCAAAGCTCTTAAACAGATGGATGAGGCTGTTGACCAAACAATGGCACGCACAGATAATGAAAACGGTGCCACTAAAGCAGCATCTCTACGTAGATCGCAGCAGAAAGAACGTGGTCAATTGGCTTCGGAAATATCCAAATCGCAGAATAACCTTGCTGCCCTACAAGAGCAACGTGCACCCATCGCTTCTGAAGTACGCAAGGTTGAAGCAGAAGTAGGTCCAATCAAGTACATTGCAGCAGTAATCTATGAGGGTACTGCAACCGATGATATTCTTGAGAAGGCAGTTCGATTCGTCACTATGATGATTGTAGCTGTGTTTGACCCATTGGCTGTTCTCTTATTGATTGCAGCTAACTGGAACTTAAAACAGAAACAACCTAAAGTTCCAGAGCCTGACGACGATTATCAATTACCAGAACCACCTGCGCCAATAGAGATTCATATTGCAGATACTGTTGAAACGGTGGAAGAAGTTGAACTCCCAGAACCAGAGAAATCATTGGCGGCTGCAGCCAAAGAAGCAGAAGAGAATATCGCTTTAACCAATGAATCAGATGATGACCTCAATATGACGGTTGAGGAGCCATCCAAAGACTGGGAACCAGAACTATATTCAAGAAAACAGGTTAAGAACACTGATGAAATCTTCGGTGGTAAAGCACAATCATTCTTGAATAAAGTTAGAGGTGCGCCCAACGTTGATGTTAAAACCATTGAACTCGAAGTAGACGAATTGCAACAATCAAAATCCTAAATATGTTGTAATGAATTTACAGCTATAAAGGCTCACAATGTACAAAAAAGATCACGGTTGTGGTCTTTTTGTTATGTCTATATCAATCAAATCTGATTCGATAAACCACACCAAATATAATCCTATCACTGAGGTGAAGTGATATGGATCCGTTAACCCTGTTTATGTTAGCTAACTCCGCTGTTGCAGCGGTGAAGCAGGGGTGTAAGCTCTATAAAGATATCAAGAGTGCTGCGGGAGAAGTCAAAGACGTTCTCAAGGATCTGGATGAACAGTTCCATAAATTACACCCTCCCGAAAAGCCACCTACCGTTGAGCAAAAACAACAGTTCATCGAAGAAAAGAACAAGGTACGTGAGCTAAACAAGCAAGCCAACGAAGGCGCTCATGATGGTATCTACCGTGAAATCGGTGAACATCTCGGCACTTACTACGACAACTTCTACAAGTGCATGGCTGTGTTCGAAGAAGAAGAACGCCGTGCTGAGAACGAAGTATACACTGGTGAAGCCTCTTTAGGCAAACGTGCTTTACAACGTGTTCTGATGCGTAAGCAGTTAGAGCAGATGTCTGTGGATCTACGTGAACTCATGGTCTACCAATCTCCACCTGAACTCGGCGCTCTCTACACTGAAGTAGAAGCTATGATGAAACACATGGGTGCCACACAACGTGTTCTTATCGCTAAGCAGATGAGAAACCAAGACCTTGACGCTAAAAGAAGAAAGCGCCGATTAGAAAAACTCCGTGCTGAAATTGCTATCGGTATCTGTGGTTTAATATTGGCTGTGTTTATTGGTGCAATATTCGTATATGTTATTAACGACAGAATTAAAAAGTATCCTCATCTCGGCACTGAATGGATACCTAAAACAGAAGAGCAGCGAAGAATAGAAGCTGCACCAAAAGTTTGGACAGGAAGATGACTATTAAAAAGAAATGGGATAACCTGATGGAGTATAGCCTTGCTCTGGCAGCTGGGTTTGTTATTACTCTCGGTGGTGTTGCTCTACTATTTGTAGTTGGAGTGGCAGTAGTGATAACTAAGATTCTAGTTTTCATCAAGTAATAAATAAAAGAAAACATGAGGTAATAAATGGCAGAAGAAATCAAAAAGGCACCATCACGTAGCGAACGTGAAGCCGCAATCAAAGACAAAGCAGGTTTAGTGATCGTTGTTATGGCTCTGTTCCTAGCACTGAATACGTACTACTCAAACTCATTCAGCGGTGCTGCAATGACTAACTTGATCGAAGCATCCGACACATATGGTTTCTTCCAAGCCAAGTCTATCAAGCAAGCAATTGCTGAAGGTCAACTTGAAGAAGCTAAGAGTCCAGAACGAAAAGCTGCCCTGCAAAAGAAGATTGACCGTTATGAGTCCGACCCAAAGTCAATGGAAGGTAAGAAAGAACTTCTTGCAAAAGCCACACATCTAAAAGAAATGCGTAATGAAGCTAAGTTGCATAGCCCATGGTTGACTTTCTCTGGGATGTTGTTCCAACTTGCTATCGTTCTATTGTCTGCATCTATCATTGCAGTTGACACTCGCATGTATTGGGGTTCATGGGGAGTCGGTGCTCTTGCATTGGTTCTGATGACGCAGGGTATGTGGCTCTGGATGCCATTGTAATACTTTAGTTTTCTCTAACCAGAATAACCCCTCTGCAATGAGGGGTTTTTATTTGCCCCTTGACAAAACACTTGACTTAGGGCATAATTCACTGTGTTAGGGTTCATTGAGGAATAAATATGAAACTGTTATTGATTCGTGGTCTTCCAGGTTCTGGTAAGTCCACTTTGGCTAAAAACTTGATTGGTTGGTACTGGCATCTGGAGACAGACCAGTTCTGGGGTAAAGATTATGCATTCGATATTGCGAAGCTGGGCGAAGCCCATCAGTGGTGTCAAGATGAAACACGCAAGCTATTGAGTCGTGGGTTCTCTCCTGTAGTGTCTAACACATTCACTACTAAGAAAGAGTTGCAACCTTACTTTGACATTGCACGAGAATACGGTATAATTCCTACTGTGATACTCTGCCAGAACTCATTCGGTTCTGTTCACAACGTTCCAGAAGAAACTCTGAAGCGTATGGCGGATCGTTTTGAATATGACATTGGAGATCTGTATGAATGATACGAATGAGATTATGCTCATTACGCAAGAAGAATGTGCCGAAGTAACTCAAGCGATTAGCAAGGTTTTTCGTTTCGGGATGGATAGTCAGCACAACGGTGCTAGCAATAAGACTCGACTCGAAGAAGAACTTGGTGACTTGCTTTGCATGATCGAACTCTTGATCGAGCGAGGTATAGTTGATGGACATGCCGTCGCACAAGCTGGCGTGGCCAAGAAACAAAAACTGGCCAAGTGGTCCAACATCGGGAAATAACATGACAGAAGATCGTCAGGCAGTTATGATGAGAGTGTTGCAAGGTGAACTCCCTGCGACAGACGTTACAATAGAAGAACTACAAGAGGTAGAAGAACTGTTGTTCGAACTAATTGCAGACATGAAGACACCGTTTGCAACCCACGAGACACTACAATGAAAGTTGCTTTGTAAGAAGATATGGCGTATAATAAAAGTATGAAACCTAGAGACTTGGTCGCAAAAGACCTTCGAACTCCCAAGTACCGCATGCGTGTAGTTGAGAGCAAGGTTAAGTACAATCGCAAACCTAAGCACAAGAAAGAGTCTTATGAAAGAGAGCAAAGTTCTTTACAAGGGTGAGTTGTTTCGTGGTGGTCTTATGACTACTGTAGATGTGATTGAGCATGACTATGATGTCATTGAGGTCACACTTCGCAAACAGCTGCCCGATGATAACGGTGATTACATTCTGGACAACAAGTACCAGATGTTATTCACCAACCGTGAGTTTGATGAGTTTTTTAAACCATTCTTATATAATATGAAAGAGAGATTTGATGATGAGCCTAGAACAATCCAACCTTGATCTTCTAAAGGAAAATCTTCTTGAAAAATTGCGCACTAATGAAGCCACAGTCAAGTTTACCAAAGCAGATGGTACAGAGCGTACCATGCGATGCACCCTTGTCGAGTCTAAAATTCCAGCAGACAAGCGACCAAAGTCAACAGAGGCGCAAACTGCCAGCACTGTTGGATCCGCACTTCGGGTCTTTGACCTCGATAAAGGCGAATGGCGTTCATTCCGTCTAACTTCTGTTATTTCTTTCTAAAAGGTGATTATTATGAGTAAAATTTTGATTTTGATTTTGGCCATTGCAATGGTCGTTTTGTTCCCCTTGGCTGTTATCTGGTCAGTGAACATGTTGTTCCCAGTCTTGGCTATTCCAGTGTCGTTTGATACTTGGGTTGCTGTGGTTGTATTGGGGATGTTTTTCCGAGGTGAAACTGCTCTTAAGTTTAAGGCTTAATATGGACTACTTTGTTATTGGATTCTTGGTGGCTTCGGCCACCCTATGTTTCATTGCGATCTATTCTTATCGTCGTTCAAGACGTCTTGAAAAAGAAAATCACGAACGTTTGATGCGAGAACTCGATGAAAATAATGCACGCATTCGTCAGGCTCGTGCTGAACGTCGATCGAAGATGACATCTTTGTATACTCCTGCTTCTACCACTAGGGTAGTTGAAACTCGTGCGCATCAAGATCGCTACTCGGATCGTCGTCCTGTTGCTGTTGATGACAACAGTGATATGTTGACCATGATGATTCTTCAGAATGCGCTGAACAGTTCTTCTGATACTGTATCTGGTTCTGTTCGTTGGGATAATGATACACCTACTATCACCCCAACCCCGTCTTACACCCCATCTTACGAATCTTCTAGTTCATCTAGCTATTCAAGCTACAGTTCTAGCGATTCATCTTCTAGCTACTCGGACAGTTCTTCTTCTGATAGTGGCTCTTCATCTTGTGATTAAGGACATATATGATTTCATCCCCAGCAGACCGTAAAAAGTTTAAAGACGCTATTCAAGAGATTAGCAACTCAATGACTCGCAAAGAGGCAGAGAGCGATTTGATTCGAGAGATTGTGAAAGAACTCAATGCTGAGTTTCAACTCCCAAAGAAAATCATCAATAAGATTGCAAAGACTTATCATAAACAAAACTTCACTCAAGAGAAACAAGACCATGAGGACTTTGAAGAGTTGTATGAAGAAGTGACAGGTAATGTTAAAGACTGAACGTTATATCGACTTTGATGGTGGTAAAATTTACACCAAACACTTTTCTAACAATAGTGACAAGGTCGTTTATCTCGGAACTGGTAACAATATCGGTTCCCGAGCGTTGTGGGATTTTAAGTTACCGAACGGTAAGACCCATGCAGAGATAATCTGCGAGATGGGTGTTGATGTTGTGTGCTTTGATGTTATCGGTTATGGTTCTGCCATCGGTTTCAAAGGTGGATGGGACTATAACCGACATTATAATGCACGACAAATTATTGAGGTGGTTCGAGAGTACAAAGACTCTTACCAAAAGAATATCCTTTTTGGTTACTGCTCAACCACAGCGCAGACTATTATGTCCGCTGAACAGACTGGGTGGTTAGACAAACTAATTATTCATAGTGCTTCTTGTCTTGAATATATGTCTCCTCCATACAATGATGTATCCCAAACAAAAATTGATTTCTGGAACAGTAAAGAATTGACTGAAGAGCAGAAAATAGTTCTCGGTAACTATTCTATGTCTGCTGGCCAACGGCAGTTTGACGGTTCTTGGGGATTTGTAGCTTCTGTTGATAGAATGTTATATGGAAGATATAACCTAATGGCAGAAAAACTTATTCCAAAAAGCAATAAGTTGCCGAACTATCATGAAGCGATGACAGATGTGGTAAATACATTTACCCATAGACTCGCCAGTGGTTGGTGGGTGTCACCGCTGGGTATGGTCGAAGACTTCATGCGCTATCATGCTATCCATAGAGAACGAGGATATGACTGCACTTCTTCAAATATTCCACCTATCGTTTGCATGAATGGCGAGTATGACTATGAGGCACAGTCTGGTTATCCGAAATTCAAAGAACTTTTCCTCCCGAAAATGGAAGCTGAGATTATTCTCCCAAATGCAACTCACTTCTCAGTTTGGGAAAACAACTACCAGAACACTCTAGACGCCCTAGTCTACAGCTGCAAATAAGTGTTGACATTTACCCAAACTTAGGGTATAATAGATACATATTAAGGAGGCTAAGAACCTATGGCAACAGCTACAAAACGTGCTAAAGCACACGCATCACTACGTAAGACTATCGATGAACCAATGTTGGATCAGGACAACTACAATGTTTCCCTGACCAACGCATTGGTTTGGTATCGTGATAATGTAGATGAAAAGAAGATTCGCAAATTTGCGATTGAATACTTTGCAAAACTCGGCAAGAAAACAGA